ATTGAATGGCTTGTCTGCTTTATTTTTCTTGCCTGGGTATCCTGACCAAGGTTTCTCAGTTCCATGAGGAACACCTGCGTCCCAGTCGTTTACATTTTTACCTGGCTCTGACATTCCTGGATTTGTCATTACATCCTTTTTCTGATAATTGTCAGTGTATCCTACATTTGAATCGTACTCTAATACTAATTCAAACATTCTCTCTGTTGATTCATTCATATCATTATTCTCATTTTCAAAATCATCTTCACCACCGAAATCATCAGCACCTTCATCATCTGTAATTACATCATCACTTGGCTCAGATGCAGCAACATCAGTTGCCTCACCATTGTCTCCAAGACTGATTAGGTACTCAGCTCCAGTTTCGTTGTCTTGAATGTTTACGTTACCATTATCGTCCTTATGGACTAATATCTGGTCATCGTTCTTCATTAGCTTGTAAACCTTTACGATTTCCTCGTCTTCCGCATTAGAAAAGTCATACTCATCGTCTGATATTTTATACTTGTCAAACTCTGCCCATTCGTCACCTTCATCACTTGGCTCACCACCTTCCTCTGCACCATCAATAGCAGTGTCATCACCGCCCTCAACAGAAGCATCATCAATTGGCTCGTCAGTTTCCATACCAGTGTCAGTACCCTCTACGTCATCCGTAGCAGCATCTACTGATTCAGCATCATTTGTAATATCAGAACTAGTATCTTCCACTTCCTCTTCTTCGTAGTCCTTGTCATCGTCCTCAGACAATAACTTGGCATATGTATCACGCACAGCCTCATCTAAAAGAGTCTTGACTGCGCTCTCAGTATTTTCCTTCAAAGAATTAGCGAGTGCATTGTAATCCAATAAAGATTCTTTCACTACTTTGCTTCTAATATTTTTATTCATTTAGAAAATAAATTTAATACATTATTTTAAATATAAATATTACACAAATACAAAAAAATTACGTCAATTCCACTAAAATAATAATGTTTCAGTACTTTTTATGTACTTGTAAATATACATTGGTATTATATAAATATTTATATTGTACCAAATATTTATATTAAAAATGTTAAACATGAAAAAAAATGAATTAGATATATACCTTTTGAAAGAAGGTCTTAGGAGACCTGATTTGGAAATAATAAAGGAAGGTAAAACTGGTCATGGAATCCTAATCGAAAACGATGGTTTTATGTATTTGAAAAATTCAAAAGAAAACCAAATGATTAGAGAAGGTATTGAGAATGGAGAATGGAACATTCCTCACCCATTTGTCGTTGATGCAGTATTTCAGAAATTTGGTATAAAAAACGCAAACGGCAGAATATACCCTGAAGAGGTTTTGAAAAAACAAGTCGAAATATATCAACAGAAAATTGACGAAAGAAGAGCATTAGGCGAATTGAATCACCCAGCAGAATCAACAATTGACCTTGATAGAATTGCGATTAATATCATAGAGCTTCATTGGGAAGGTAGAACATTGGTCGGCAAACTTGAGATTAACACATCATATGGATTCAGAAAGTATGGTATTGTTTCAACTCGTGGAGACCAAATGGCGAATTTATTACTCAATGGATATAAAATTGGTGTATCATCAAGAGGTGTAGGTTCTGTTGAACAAAAACTAGGACAATACATTGTTGGTGATGACTTTGAATTAATCTGTTGGGACGTTGTTAGTGAGCCTTCTACACCGAATGCATTTATCGCAGTTCACGGAGAAGAAGAATTGAGACCTTGGGTTGAAAATGACGAAACAAAAAATTTTAAAACACCTATTAACGAAAAGATAAATAAAATCAAAAATATTTTGAATTCTTAATATTTTTCTATATATTTGCAATATGAGTAAATTTCCTGAAAAATATACAACAGAAACGTTAAAAGAGGCTATACATAAAAAACATCCGAATATTGAACCAATAAGTGAATATCTTGGAGATAATGATAGTGAAATAACAGTTAAATGTACCATACACAATGATGAATGGAAAACAACACCTCATAGATTATCACAACAAAAACATGGATGTAAAAAGTGTTATAGAGAAGAAAGAAATAGAAAAATTAATGAAATTCAAGCTAAAAAATTCCAAAATTTTCTAGAAACGAATTATAAGCCACTATATGATATATCTCAAGTAAGTTATATCAATAATAAGACTAAAGTTAAATTAACTTGTCCGATACACGGAGAATTTAGTTTGCGCCCAGATAAGATGATAAATAGATTAGATGGATGCCCATTTTGTAAAGAGAGTCACTTAGAAAAGCAAACTAAACTAATATTAGATAAATTAGGTCTTGAATATGAAAGAGAAAAAACATTTGATTGGCTAACAAATAAAACCAAAATGCCAATAGACTTTTATCTACCAAAATACAATATAGCAATAGAATGTCAAGGAGAACAGCATATTATTGAGAGGGATGATTCTTTAATGAATAGAAGTGATAAATTCGAGGATAAAGTTTATCGTGACAAACTTAAGTTTAACCAATGCAAAAAGAATGGTGTGAAAATAATCTACATTTTTAACAAACTTCATTCTGCTAACAGATTAAATGAACTATTTGAACATATTTACGATGATTCTTTATTCATAGAAGATATAAATGGAAATAATGAAATACTATTAAACAAAATAAGCGAGACCGATTAAGTCTCGCTTTTATTTTTACCACATACCACGATATAAGTCACCGTCTGATGGGCTATCATTAATAGGATTTACATCATCCCTATACCAATCAGGGTCTTCCTCATACCCCTCTGCTTCGTCATCGTTCCAACCAATCACATCACTATGTTGGTCATAATGCGTTGGGTCAATGTCCTCTTCACCTTGAGCACCCCAGTCATGTTGATTTCTGAATTCAGTTTCAGCTTCATATCTATCAATCTGGTCTTCAAATGGCTCGTAGTTGTTTAATACATCGTCTTCGTCTTGACGCCAGTCGTTTCCTAATACGCCCTCTCTCAATATCTTGCTAACTGACCTTTCTATTATTCTATGTAAGTCAGATTCTGTCAATCTTATAATTTTTTTCATATTACTATAATTTTATAATAAATATCAAGATGACTCACTTTCGTTTCTCAATAGTAAAATCATTTTCCTTAAAAAGATACACTAAGTTATTAACAACTGTACTTATTCTACCATTGAGGATATTTTTTAGGTCTTTGAGAGATTTTTTGTTGGCTTCGTTCTGTCTCAAATAAAAATCGAATGATAGGAACTTCTTATCACCTATTCCAAAATTATCTGTATTGATGTCAAAATCCAATATAAACTTCTTATCGAAATTTATGCCATCCATGAGGAATAGTTTTATGTTCTTTCTCATTTCCTTCTCAATGTGATGTATCACATCGTCATAATCCATTTTCATTTGTGGAGATACCCAGCACCTTCCACTGACATAAACCACTTGTGGGTTATCCTTGTTTACACTGCCATATTTAACCACAATATGATTGCATACATCTAATTTATATTCCTTGTTCAAACGTTTCATTGTTATATTGATTAATACATTTAAAATATAACAAAAATTTTCGTAAAATCAAGGTGCGATAAAACAAAAAAATGCAGCCATATTATTCTTCAGTTGGATTAACCAATATATGCTCTTCATCTATTGGTTCATCTGTATATAGTTCAGGCAATACGCTATCAATTGCAACCTCTGGGTCATATCCAATCAATGTTACTTCTGATGGTGCTTCAATGTCATCCCTACTGATTCTCACCATAATTTTATCACCTTTAAAGAATTTGACGTCATTTTCTAAATTCATTAATTCTTCGTTAACCAATAGCTTGAAATCAAATACATTCTTAGTTTCTATTGATTCCAATACCATGTCCTTATCAATTTCAAATTCTAGTTCAAGAACACAGTCGAAATTCATTATAACTTTCATAATTTTGTTATAATATCTATCTGGTTTTGGTACGCAACAATCGTCAGCATCATCAGTTACCTCATATATCTCTGAAGGCTTCTGTGTAGGAATCATATCTGGAACTGGGCAATTCACATCATCATTCTTCAATGAATCAATTTTAAATTTCTGCTCTTCATCTGGTTTGAACGTCATGAATACCACTTTATCCTCTTCCCTTCTGTTTTTACCTCTACGATGAACAATACCAGTTGCATCAGAGTCACGCCAAGGCAATAAGAATCTAGAAGGTATTCTTTCTACCTTATAGTCTTCTTTCCTGATAATATATCCCCTAACCTTTATCTTATAGGTCTGAGAATAATATTTACGGTCATCAATAGCATATTCAGAATTATCAGATACATCTTCAAGCGTCATAGACATTGGATGGTCATTAGGAGAAATGTAACAGTCTATTGCACTGAACTCATAATGCATCAACTCATTCATTTCGTTTATAATTTCCATCTTGTTTGCTATGATTGAAACAGAGTATATGAAATTAACTTGGAATGGCTGTTTCATTGTATATTTGTCAAATGCCTCAGTGCCATTCTCTTGCAATACTGGTACATACCACATAGCAAAATCCTTATGACCTGGAATATTGAAATAATTTCCTTGGCTTTCACCTTTCTGTGGATTATTGTCACGAGTGATAGTTAGGAAATTGATTATAGGGTTGCCAGTTTCATCTTGCTTATCCCACTCTTGCAAATACTCACTAAGTCTCTGTGTGCTATATAGCTTGTATGTTGGTAGTCTCTTACCATCGTAAACAATTTGTATATGGTCTTCTACCCATTTGAACATACTTTCATCTATGTCAGAATATTCAATTGGCCTTGGGAATGGCGTACCCTTTTCCAATATCATCTTCGACATATTCCTTCTACGCTCAGTACCAAAGGCATGGTGTCTGAGTTTGAGTTTATCCATATATGGTTTTGGTTGCACTAACATATTTATTAAATTACATTTTATATAAATATCATTAAAAAATCTTAATATATTTGGTTGTGTTGATTATTTTTCGTACATTTGCAATGCTTAAAAATAGAAAAGGCTAAGATTAGTTTCTTAGCCTTTTTTGATTACCTTACCAACTTGTCAAGTCTATTAATTATATCCCCAAGCTGTTGAACCACATACACGTTTTTTGTTAAACCGTTTTTCAACATACGGTTATAAACGTTTGTGAGAGTTTGCTTGCAATTTCTCATAGCTCTAGCATCGCCCTCACCCCAATAGAAATTTTCATTTACCATGCACTTACTATTTAGATAATCATTTATTACTTCAGTTATAATATCTTTCATAACAATTAATCATCCATTAATATATCTCTTATTTCAAGCAACTTTGCAATGTCTTTAACGATGTTATTCTTATCGAATGTCATTTCATTAATCTGTTTGCTTAAATCAATTAAGCCAGAATTCTCAGCATCTTCCTTCAACATTGCATTAATCTTTTCAAGACACTCGTTTTTAAATTTATTGAAAAGTTTTTCTTTTCTCTGCTCTGCAATTGGAGTTCTGAAATCAGTAATCTGCTGTACGAATGAAATCTCAGATTCATTAAGATTGTTTTTTAGTTTTTCCTCAAACTCTCTTATCAATTCATCTGGGTTCTTACTCTCCTTTACAGCATCATTCTTGTGATTCTCCATATACTGGCATACATTATGATAGCTCTCGATAAGAGGTATCATGTTTGCTGTTGTCTTCTTACGTGTAAGAATAACATGGCCAGATTCATACAACTGCTTATTCTCTTCATCAATAAACTCAGTTGGAACTACGTTATTTTCAAACATAACCTTTCTAAGTTTCTTGTTTGATTCCTTGACAGTCTTCTGGTCAATACCTTTAACAGAAATCTCTGCTAGCTTTTCCAATGCTTCCTTTGCTTCAACCAAGTTTGCGGTATCTCCCTTGTACTGATTCTTAACTACATTATAGAAATTGAACTGACCTAGCAAGTTCTTATCCTCTTTAATAGTCTTTATAACGTCTCTAACAGCCTTTTTATTACTCTTGATAAGAGTTGGTAGCTGCTGCTCGAAAATGTGGTTTAGAATACCGAAATTGTTGGTATTCATTTCAGCTAACAAAGCCTCTTCTTGCTTGCTGTCCTCAATGGTTTCCTCCAACATGCTTTTAGCCACATTGTATGCTTTGAAATCGTTTCTTTTAAGAGCCTCATTCATAATTTCAATGTAGTTTGAAAACTCTTTCTGATATTTATTTTCCTTCATATTATTTTCTTTTATTGTATCTTTAGGTTCTTTCTCTTCTTGATGTATTAATGAATTGTATTGAGCAATTGTCATATTACCCAATTTAGCGGTTTTAGCTGCCAATGTTGAGTTAGGTCTATTATATTCCCTTACAATGTCCACCATCCATTCTGGGAACGAATATGAGCCTTTAATATCCATTTGCATTCGTTTAATATCTCCTGGGCAAACATATGGGTCATGGGAATTGATGTAGTCAATTACATTCATATGTCCTGCATCAACCTCTTCATTTTCACCATATCCATACTCTTTAGGAAAAACATATTCGTAGTTTTGGAACTTTTCTACACCACCTAGCTTCTCAAGTATTTCGTATAGCTTTTCTGAAGAAACTTTATGCCATGTAGTTACTACCCTTGGAACATCAAATGTTCTACCCTTGAATGCAGATGTGTTGTTAATTGCGTGTCCTATACCCTCAATATCATCATCTTCAAAGTCTTGACAGTTTACTGCTTTACCTAAAATCTTACGCCCAATCTCTTGTGTTAGAGCATAATGGCAAGTATCTTTAGCAGAGACAAATTCCTTACCGCCATCTAGTGACGTTTGAAACCAGCCAAATGAAATACCAATAGAACTATCATAGTACCAAGACCTAATATATTTGTTGGTACTATCATCATATTCAGACATTGTATCTGGGTTACCTGCGTAATATTCTAGTATATATTTTTTCATTAAAGCACTATTTCTTATAAATATCATTGTCAAATAAAAAGCGTGACATTCGCCACGCTCTTTATTAATCATTCACAACAAATTTATTTAAAGCTTTAATCATCTTATCAAATTCCTCATTAATCAATAATGATTCACTGTCGTAAACATCTGCACGTTTGTAAGCAGCTTCTTGAGGTTTAAGAGAGTGCTCGTTTAACATTTTCATATATTCATCAAAAACATTTTTCTGTTCATTAATCAATGGTTTATTTCTATTGACTGCTTCCATTGGTGCGTTAGGGTCTGTACCCATATCTGCTGTTGGCATTGAACCTTCGGCTCCAGCAATGTCTCCACCACTGCCATCATCACCAGGTGCTCCTAAACCGTTAAGGTCTCCACCCATGTCACCTTCTCCACCCATAGGTGGTGGAGGTGGTGCAGCACCACCGCCTCCCATTCCTCCATCATCACCCATACCGCCTTGACCTTGCTGGTCATCCATGTATTCGGCACCAGGCTCACCGTATATTCTATCAACTGTATCGAATATACCAGTCTTCTTGATGATTTGAGTTGTCTTTTCAAGTTCAGCAGCGATACCCTTCTCAAGACGTATCTCTTCAAGGTTCTCCTTAATTTCTTTCTCTGACCATTTCATAATCTGCTTCAATGCACGAGTCTGAGACATAACTGGAAGACCATTACCTGGGTCACTAACTGCATCCCTAACTGCGTCAATCTTCTTCTGCATATTCTCAATCTCCAATCCTTCAGCTTGTGTTGATGGGTTGTTCATTGATAATGTAAAGTTATTTAACTCGTCATTGAATCCCAATAGGAACAAGTGAATTGATGCAACCTTAGTCAATTCCATCAAGAATGCTTGCTGAATTCTGTTTACTGTTCTTGTGAAACGAATATCCATAAGGGCAAGGTTCTTACCTTCACCAGCAGCTTCCTCAAAATTAAGGAATGACTTAGGTATTCTCAATGCAGTCAACACCTTATTTTGGACGAACTTGATGTCATCCAACGCTGTCATGTTCTGAGCAGCAGACAATGTATCAATAGGAGTTGGAGCATTTTCATCACGAACAGGTATGAAAATATCTTGGTCAACTGACAAAATGTTTTTACGAAGGTCAATCTGACCTGTCATTGGGTCAACAATTGGGGTTCTCTTAAACTCATTTGCAATTCTCTCAACATAAGCTTGTACGTCTGCGTCATCAATAGCACCTACGAATATCTTATACACACGCCTTTCAATTGAACGTTCAAGACGATAGATAAGCATCATGTCTTCCATAAGTGAAAGCATACGCCAGTGTCTACGTGCCGCATTAAGGTAACTTACGCCATAAGGCAAATACAATGAGTTTGTAAGAAGCCTGAAGTGTGCAATCTGCCAGTCACGGAAAGGAATCTGTGAGTTGTTATCATCAAGCCAAATGAACTGTGTGCTCATGTCGGCATTATCCTTTGTTATTCCGTTAACGGCAATTGAAGCACCAGCTCCATAAGGATTCTGAATACCATTTTCAATTCTTTCCATATTGAATACTGGCATTTGTTTCCATCCTTTAACACCATTCTTATTATCAACATCCAATAACATAAACTGATTACCATACTTACACATAGCACGAATAATCATCTGACCAGTCAATTGAATGTTCAATCTATTCACAAACAAATCTTCAAGAATGCTCTTGATTCTGTCTGACTTTGAATAGACATTGACAATCATACCTTTATCATTTGTGATGGTACTTTCCTCAGATACAATGTCCAAGGCAGCGCCAATCTCTGGAAAGGCATCCATCAAGTCTGCATCACGATACATAAGCTTAACGTTATTCAAGCCAGCGTATGCCGTAACAGACAAATTTACGTTTGCCTTAATCCATCTATCTTTCAAATATTTGTTCTGTTGAAGCTCTAGCTTCTTGCTTAGATAATCCTCCTTATCAGAAGTTCTATAAATCACATCCTTACCCATGCCACTCATGTCATAGGTATTAACGTGAGGCATAACTGTATCTTGAGGATTCCAATTACCTGTTATGGCTTTGTCTAGAGCTTGAAACACAGTTCCACTTTTCTTAGCCATTTTTAATCTTTCTATAAAAAATAATTATTCAAATATAAATATCAAGATTGTTTATTATACCTTATTTTGTCAAGTAATACTTTTTTATCTAAAATTACTTCATAAGGAAAATTATATTTGTAATTAGCATAATAAATTATTTTTATATCGTTTGCAATAGATAATTCATATTTTTCTTTATCTTGTTTTTTACGTTTTTCAAATTCTTTATCCCCACCAAATTGTTTTACTGATATAAAATGTTGTAGTCCTTGACATTCAATTGCTACATTATAATCTGGAAGATAAAAATCATATTTATAATTTTTGAGCCAATTAAATTTACTAGAGCCACATTCTGGAATAAAATTAATTTTATTTTCAACTAATAATTTGGATATTTCAACTTCCATTTTAGATTGTCTGCATTTTCTACACCCATGTTTTGATAAATGTTGATTAGGTGTCTGCCAGAATTCCCCATGTTTGTGGCAAATAATACACACTTTAGTGTTTGTGTTAACATATTCTACTTTAGAATAATCATACTTATCGCCATGAATTTGTTTAGCTTTTTCAATAAATTCGTCTTTAGACAAACGTTTATAAGCATTTCTAGTTTCATACGAACATTTTAAACATTTTCCTTTACCATTTCTTAAATGAACCATTGGTAACTGCCAAAATTCTCCATGTACAGGACAAATTATACAAACTTTGGTATGATTATTAACATAATTTACTTTAGAATAATCGTATTTATCACCATGTATTTTTTTAGCCTTTTCAATAAATTCGTCTTTAGACAAACGCAACCCACTTTTTGCACATTTAGGGCATCCACGACCCCTCAAATGATTACTAGGCTCTTGCCAAAACTCTCCATGAATAGGACATATTATACAAATTTTAGTTCGCCAATTAATGTAATTTACTTTTGAATAATCATACTTATCGCCATGAACTTTTTTACTTTCTTTAATAAATTCTTCTGTGGTTTTTTTCTTCATAATATTTATAAGTTGGTATATATAAATATTAGGTTACTAGAAAAAAAATTAAACATTTAAGATTAAAAAAATTATTTTTTCATTCCGAACACCCACATACAGCTTCCATTAGGTATTGAATCAATCTTGTTTATATTTTTACTGTTATAGAATGGCAAACCATTCTGAGGGGTAATTGGATTTCCGTAATTAATTCTTGGCTTGTTCATATTGATAGCATTTGACATCATATAAGCATTAAGAATTGATTTATCCTTGTTTACTGTATTTTGTATTCTGTTTAATGTAAACTGCATAACGAACAATCCCATTGCCAATGATGTAAGCGTATCATCGTGAGCACCCTCTTGGTGGTCGATTCTAGCATTTTCTCCCTTGAATATCCAAGTCTCAAGCTCATTGATAACCCTAGCTGAACGAATCTTAAACTCATTGTTACGAACTAGACCTGCAAAGTTAGCAAGTACTGGGTAACGATTTCCTTGGAAGTGGAAACCTGGAAGTTTATCTGTATATCCGTCATAGTTCTTTGTTGACCTCTGAACAGTATACATCTTCTGGTTAGAATCCTCATAGTAAAGATTCTTATATCCCAATTGTAACATTGTCAATATAGCAGCATCACCTTGACCGCCAGTACAATCAACCACAACGAATGCATCGTTATATAATGTGGCATATTGTACGCATAAAGCTCCGATGTCATCACCAAGCTTTTTACCCACATATTCAGCAACTTGCTCAATAATTGGTAGTCCATTTTCATCCCTACCATCCATATCAATTATCTCGATGGCTGTTCTATCGGCAGACACGCCTCTTGATGGGTCACATGCAAGAATATAACGGTGTCCTTCAATTGGTTTCTTCCAGAACCAAGTTTCTTCAACCAATGGGTCAGCATAATCAGCAAGTGGCTCTCTTGTGTTAAGCTTCTCTTGCATTTCAATGTACTCAGGTGCAACAACGTTGTCGGCAGAACCCATGAACGATACATCAAGCTCTTGGGCAATTTTCATTGAGTCATTATTGAACTGCTTACACATTTCATCGTACCAAGGTGCAGATGGCTTCCAACCTTCATGCTCAAGTTTTGCCCATCTTTCTTCATCATATGGTATTCCACCTTCCTCGTCAATAATTGGGTCTTGGTCGAACATCCATTCACCTGTATCTTCATTCTTCTTTTTCCAAACTAGATATTTGTTGAAACGTGGGTCTTGATACCAACGGAACTGAACAGCAACAAAGTTATTCTCCTTGCTAAGTGCTTGTCTATAAGTATTATAGTACAATTCGTCTCTACCATTAGGGGTAGATACCATAACAGTCTTAGAATTTGGGTTAGAAGCCATTGTAGCGGCAGCAGTGGTAAATGCAGCCACACCTTCCTCAATGAACGCAGCCTCGTCAAGAATCAATACTGATACAGCAGAGATACCACGAGAAGCGTTAGGACCAGATGCACGTGCAATGACTCTACAGCCATTGAATAGCTTTAGCTCACCTTTTGCATCTTTCTCAAAAATTGATTTGATATTTTTTTCTGAATTTGGGTCTGGACTGAAGTAATCATTACCCCACATCCAACGAGGTACTTGCTCCAAGAAATCACGAATCTTGATGATAATTTCTTGTGCTTGTTCAAGTTTGTTAGCGATACAAAGTACCGTCTCTGGGGCATCCTTTGATGCGAATACGCATTGTCCAGTTACCCATGCACTAGATAGGGTAGTGATACCACACTGTCTAGGCTTAATCGCAACCACATTCCTATTATCAGCGAGTGCTTTGAGGAAAGCCCTCTGCCTTGGGAAACAATGGAACTGGGTCTTCTTACCCTTTGTCGCATTAAACGTACTGAGATAAGTCTCGATAAACTTTATTCTCGATTTATCAGCGTAGGCTAATGCGTAGTCACGCTGCATTTGTGCAAAATCGTATATCATAGTTGTAACTTTCTAAATTTTAATAAATATAACAGTATTTTCAAAAGTTCTTCATTTATAAATATTTAACAATGAAAAAAGAGCAATCTTCACTGATTGCCCTCTCTTTTCATTGCTATATAACACATATCGTCATGATATACATACAAGTCTGGGTCTTGTGCCAACTTTGCATATACCTTTGCAATATGTTCCTTATTTATTCTCCTACCCTCTCCGCTATATATTGGTCCGAAAGTATAGATAAGTTTTTTATAGATTTTAGGTGCTAAACCCAATCTTTGAATACCACTATTTAATATGATATGTACTTGAATCATAGGAGTTCTCTCTTCGGCACTAATTCTAATGTTTACAGCTTGCGCCATAAGCAAAATCAATGCCCTAGGTATAATCTCACCATTAATTGTCACAATCAAATCTTCAGTAACACCATTAACGTTACCTTCAATAAAATCAATATTTTCAACAGTAGCAGACTGTACTAGATTTTGATAGTATTCAATTGGTTTCTGTGGCTGCGCCTCATACTCTCCCAATGTGTCAGCATCTTCATTTTCTTCAATTACGCCCTCTTCTTCCTCAGAGTCGATTTCAAATCCAGATGTTTCTGCGCCAGTGAAATATGAATCTTGAATGAGAGACTTGTCTACGTTTCTAGCATTGATTCTATTTGTGAACTGCTGGTATCCGTTGTCATACTCAGCATCAGTCATTAACGCATTAATTATTTCGTTCCCTTTCTCTGTATTAGACAATATCTCTTTTACTGATAAATTGAATTCATCTGTAGGTATCTTAACAAATGAGGTAAACATATAAGGAATCATATTAGTGTCCTCTACGCCTCCGAAAATCATGCGCCATAGTCCAACACCCAATCTCAAATCCCAAGGCTCTGCAAGCACGAAATCAGCTTTCCTTATAATATATTGTGCCTTTTCCCTATCTTGTGGTAATCCATGCGCTGAGAATAATTCAAACAATCCTTTAATAGCTTCATGGAACAATAATGGGAATATAATGCCTTGCGCCTTTATCGTTGTTTTAGCATCATCAATTCCAAGGTGTGTCTCAACATAAGAACCTTGCATTGGTTTGTCATCAGACATTTCCTCTTTCTTTGTGAAAAGAAGGAAATCATTTATAATCCTAATCTTTCTATATAACCTAGGTAATTCAGGATTTATTCTATCAATATCATCAATATATAATCCCTCTACATTCGCATAGATATAAGATGCGCCTTGAATCAATGCGTCAATGAATCTTCTCTTACCAATTGCCTTATTTGATAGGTCGATGTCAGCAATATCCTTAAAGTTATATTTTAGGTTATCACTAGATTCTGGCCTCATTCTAATAGGACATTTAAACTTGATTCTGTCAACTAGTTTAAATGTCATATTGATTGATTCCTCTGGTATTGCAAATAGTTTATTAAGTGCATTTTCGCAAACTTTCTCTAGTGCATCCCTAACTGGTGTTTCTAATTCTCTACACTTCGTAACCAATGAGCTTAGTTCACTCATTAAATAATCTTCGTCTAACGATTCAAGACCTATATCATCAATGGCATCACACACCTCATTATATCTTTTTTTCAGTAATGCGTAGTCAAATGGGTATTCATCACTAGTAGGAAACGCCTCATTGTCACCTAAAGATGTTGTATGCGTTTTAACTAGCTTAAACAAGAACTGTGGTAAAAGTCTTCCCTTTACCACATTTGACATAAATTCCTCATTGATGTATATTTTTTTCATTATATTTCTCTCAAAAACTTATGTAACTCTTTCTTAGTGAATGGAATAGAATTCTTTCTCATTTCAATGATTCTAGATTCGTTTGTCTCTAGTGATGAAGAACTCTGTGGCTTTGTAAATGTAATCTGTGCATCATCAGCACTTTGGTCTCTAGTCATACGCTGTGCTTGAGCAAGCTGCTTGCCAGTTGCATTAACAGGAACCTTTAACTCCAAACCTTCTCCACTTTGTGTATCTTCTTGACCGTCAGCTTTACCTGCCTCAATTGAAGCACTGTCAACGCCAGCATTTTGGTTCATCAATTGTTTTGCTTTCATCTGAGCTTGCTGAATTCCGTTTGCCATACCAATATTGGCATCCAATTCATTAAGTCTTAATTGGCTTTTTGAAAAAATTTTTCCCTCACCAATATTTACCAAACCATTATTTTTTTTTACTAGTATTTTCATAATTATGAATTTTAATATAAATATCTGTACAAAACAAAAAAAGGATACCTTTACGGTATCCCTTTTATGCATTAGAATGGAGATTTAAATGGCATTTCCATATCCCTATATTGTCTAGGCATTTTCTTTTCAGGCCTCTTTGTACCTTCTTGATTATCTAAAACATCATTAAGTACCTCATCAATGATGCTTTTCATACCTCTTTTTGATTCCATTGGCATTTCGCCACCCATCATTGGGTCTTCAGTACCTTCAGAATCATCTGCCATGCTCTTTGCATATTTGGTAACTGCTGCTTTGTCTTCGATTGACAAACCATTGATAATGTTCATAAGTTCATCATCTTCGCCACCCATTGCATTTTGGTCTTCGCCTCCCATTGGGTCATCCATTGGTGGTTCACCATCCATATCATCTGGAGTACCGCCCATAGGGTCTTCTCCACCCATATCGTCAGGACCCATTGGTGGCATTGGAGCATTATCTAAATCACCCATGCCATCCATATCGCCACCCATAGGGTCACTGTTAGGTATTTCTAACTTCGTTGGTCTCTCTTCAAAGACTTCCTCGTTTACTTTCTGTTTTTTTTTAGACGGTTGAATGCTTCTGCAATTGCGTTGTCGATTGATTGTGGGTCAATCTCGAATGGAGCACCATCACCAATTTTTTCACCGTAAGGATTATCGTTCTTTACAGAATCATCATTCATGTCATAGTAACCTGGGAATTCTTTCAAATCCTTTGGAGGAAGCTCCATTACCTTCTTCTGGTATGCTGGGTGCTTACCAAAGTCATCCAACTTCTTCATATTTCCTTGTGGAACACGACTAGCATCCTTGAATGGGGTCATACCCTCTTCATTAACTCTCTGCTTGCGCATAGCGTTTCTGTAAGCTCTTGTCTCGTAGATTTGAACTCCACCTCTTCTACGTCTGCTTTCCATTGGTAACTCATCGTCTTCAGCACCTAAATCATCTTCGCCACCAAATTCGTCTTCACCTTCGTCACCAAAGATGTCTTCGTCTTCGTAAGCTTCGTCATCTACTGGACCTTCCTCTGCACCAAGCTTTGCAGCTATCTGAGACAAAAGGTCTTCCATTGCAGCAACACGTGATTCAAGGTCATCCTCATAGATTTCTTCGCTTCCCTCGTCACCAAGGTCATCACCTTCATCACCTAGCTCATCGCCAAGGTCATCACCTACAGGTTCTCCACCAAGGTCATCACCTTCTGCTCCAAGTTCGTCACCGCCAAGGTCATCACCACCTTCTACGCCTAGGTCATCACCCATTGGGTCATCATCCTCTGCGCCGAAATCGTCAATAGCCTCGTCAATCTGCTTGCCCTTTTCGTCATCAAATGGCTTGTTGTTGTCATCAGAAGGACCTTCACCAACTCCTACAGCTGGCTTGTTTTGGTCATCTGTATCGTGCATTGAAGTTCCGTGATTCTCAACCACACCGTTCTTCATTTCACCAGTGTTAGTTACTTTCTTGTCACCATCATCAATGTTACGTGCCTCTGGACCGTCAAATGGAGCACTGTTACCAATTTCAGTACCGTGTGACTTGTCCATATAGTCATCGTTGCCACGATTCCAACCAAGAACCTCTTCCTCATTTACAGACTCGCACTGACATGGGTTTTTACCACATTTAGGACAAGTCTTACCTTCAGTCATTTCTTTTGGAAGTTCAGCTTTCTCATGGTCAACTGCATTTTCTGCATTACCAGTCTGTGGTTTCTCACCTTTACCAATATTATCTTTTGGGCAACCAGGTGCATCGCAGCAAACTGCTTTCTTTTCATTGATAGCCATTGCATTCTTCATAATCTGACGTTCACGAAGGATTTCCTTCTGCATCTTCTCTGAAGCCTCAACAACAACATTCTCCTTCTTATCCAAGTTCCAAGAACTAATATTAAAGTCAGCCTTGTTGTTTGCCTCTTTCAATGACATCATCTTCAAATCGAACTGCTTCTGCGCATTTGCAAATGAATCGTATTCATTGTCTTTTCTGTTTCTAAAGCCACCAATATAGCTAAAATCTTCCTTAATAAGATTTTGTTTGTTAGGAGCAGACTTGATGTAATATTTAGTACCTTCACGCACAATACCATAAACGTTTCCGTCAGCACCAACCTTTTGGTACTCAACAGAGCTATATGTTTGCTTGCTCTCAGTCTTTAAGCCATAGGTCATCAATGACTTCATCCTATTAAGCTGCTCGTTTGTGTTCATTTTATTATTCATAATTAATATATTAATTTTTTTCAAACTTATTTTTAATATAAATATTTCATATCAACGAAAAAATACTACTAGCTTGCTTTTATTGTGCTTGATATGATAAATCATCATATGTTCCTGACATATTGTCTCTTCCTCTAGAATCGAAATTTGCTTGGAACATCTTATCAGTAAACTTATCCAATGCCCTTATATATAACACACTCTTAGGCTTTAGGTTTACTGCATCCCATTGTAGACAGATACAATAGTTATATCCAATCAATTGGGAAAGAACTTTATCATAATATACCTTATATGTCTTTCCATTTTCCTTACTTGTCATTACTTTACCGAAATTACATATAAAGTCCTTTAAAGCCTTTCTTTCCGCTTCCCAACGCTTCTTATAAGGGTTGTGTTCACTGTTTCCATCAGCAACAACCTCTTCATTAATTAGGTTTTCTTTAAGCAATGTAATGTATTTTTTAACTGATTCATTTCTATAAATTGGATAAGGAACTCTTTCGTATTTATTAGTCTCAGTATTCCATCTACCAATTTTTGGTATATATCCATTTTTTCCAGTCATAATTTGTTTACGGTATTGTGGCAAATTTTCAGTTGCCCAAAGAGCAATCTCGCTAGGTCTACCACATCTTACAAGAACTTGACCATTTTGCCCATAAACAACCCAATCACCATTATCTTGATGAATTGGAATAAAGCTTTTTACATTAGGTCCCCAAAATACAACTTGATTCTGATTGTCACCATAATGGTAGATTTCTACACCGCTAGTCCTAAAAATAACTGCTTCATCACCATATCCGTTATAATCCACGCTCTTATCGTTTATTAAAAATGCAAAATCATAGCCAGCACTTGATTTTTGTGCTCCAGCATTTGTATAAGCAAGATGTTCGATTTCTGGTGTCCCCCCAGTAAATCCTTCTTTTGCAATTGATTCTGAATCAGAACCAAAATGAATGCACCATTCATTTTTTACAATTCTATTAAAATCCATAGTACACCATGAAGGTAGTTCATAATAATCTACAATATTTTGCATTTCACTTATGAAATGGTCACACAAATTATTTTCTTCAAGCATTTTTACAAATGTCTCTATCAATGACTCATCTTCATAGTCGAATTCATCATCATTTAATAAATCTTCAAACTCTGAATATCTATAATATATCTTTTTAATATATTCACCAATATAATAAGAGCAAGAATATGCCAAATCTCTAGCTTTTTCGCAAGAAGAAGCAGTAGATGCCCATTTGAAATATTTGTACAATGGTAAATTATTGTCTTTTTCTAAATATTCTTTTATTATGTTTTTGGATTCATATAACGAACTAGGTTTTATTTTATTGTCAAAAAAATTAATTATATCATTTATTATCCTTTTATAATTAACATTTTTATAATCTACATAATCAAAAGTAATATGTCCATTACCTAAATCTAAAGACACAGAGCCATTATTTTCTTTTATAATTTGAATCAATCTATTAATTTGTTCTTTAGTAGGCTTTTTGCAAATATTAATTAATTTATATCTAGAATCACAACGTATTGCGCCATGTTCTATAAAGGTTTCTAAACCAACACCAATAGCTTCTACATTTCGATGCGGTATACCTCTTCTACCTTTAACAGAGCTTAAATCCAACATTTCTCCATTTGGCAAAATAAATCCGCATTCATTCAAATCATTTGTAGTTCCAAAGTATTGTTTTGCTTTTTCAAAATAATCAATTTTATCCCACTCATTTAATAATTGAGCACTTGTATTTTTAGACTCTTCTATTGCATATATTGAATCATCTGTGACTTTTTTAATTTTGAAAACAGCCCCTCCGTAATAAAAGCCTTTTCCAACTTTTGGCTTACGTTTCCAATTCATATCAGAAAAGGTATCATCTTTTTTACCGTCAATATATACAGTATATTTTTTCTTTCTACTTTTGGATTCCGTAATTGAATTGCTTCTATCATATACTGTTAATGATAGTTTTTTGTATTTGGATTCATTTATATGGATTCTTTTCATATTAAATTCACAATTTTAGATGGCTCATGTATTTCGTTCAAAGAATTTGTTTGATATTTTTTAATCCTAACATAATATATTAGTCTTATACCATTTTTGTCACAAATTTCTTTTTTAATTTTGTCTAATTTCTTAACCTTATTATATTCTTTAATTCCGCCAAAATATTTTACTGGTCTAAAATGTTGTTCACCTTGACATTCAATTGCAATATTATATTTTGGCAAATAGAAGTCTAATGATTGTAAACCAAATATTTTATTCCTATATTGGTAGACATATTCTACGTTATTATTATCTAGCCAATTTTTGATTTCCATTTCTAAATGACTAGACTTGCAAATTGGGCATCCGCAACCGCTTAAATGTTCAGTTGGTCTTTGCCAGAATTCGCCATGTTTTGGACAAACGATACAAGTCTTTTCAAATGTACCTTTATATTCCACCTTGGAATAATCATATTTATCCCCATGAACTTTCTTAGCTTCTTCAATGAATTTCTCTTTTGATTTGGTGTTTGCTTTGCTAATTTTTTCACCTTTCCTTGATGGGCAACCTTGACCATTTAAATGGGCATAAGGCATCATCCAAAATTCTCCAAATTCTTTATCAATTATACATATTTTTTTTCTAGGTGATATATATTCTGTTTTAGAATAATCGTACTTATCACCATGAACTAATTTTGCTCTTTTAATGAATTCATCTGTAGTGATTCTATTGTTTTTCATTGCAACTGATAAATCGCCACATTTTTTACAACCACTTCCTCTCAAATGTTCAGTTGGTCTTTGCCAGAATTCGCCATGAATAGGGCATGTAATACATACTTTAGTTGAACTGTTTATATATTCTACTTTTGAGTAATCATATTTATCTCCATGAATTTTCTTTGCTCGTTCAATAAATTGTTCAGTATTTAAACTTTGACGTTTTTGTGAAGATTCTTTACCGCATTTTGGGCATCCACAGCCTTTTAGATGACTAGAAGCTTCTTGCCAAAATTCACCGTGAATGGGACAGATGATACACACTTTTTCTCGTTTGTTAATGTATTGGGTTTTTGAATAATCATACTTGAAATCGTGCCTAATATTGGCTTCTTCTATAAATTGTTCATTAGTTTTTTTCATGTTTTATATTTCTTTCTTATATAAATATTAAGAAAATTTAAAAAATAATAAACAATATTTCTCTAACTTTTCTCCCCATTTAAATACTATTTAATTTGTCATAACACATAACTTTTAAATGCCATAATTTATCTAAATAAAATTCTCTTCTCAGTATCTTATAAACAATGTTGCCGCTTCCACTCTCTCCGTTTTTCTCAAGGCTACTCTTGCGCATTTCCTTCACTTTCTTCCATAAGTAGCTTGCATCGTCACCCATCTGTTCTATCTTATGAGAATCATCTGTAGATGCTAGAGCATTATACATATCATCAATGATTGTCATAATTTTTGCAGCCTTTTCCTTAATAGAGAATTTGTTAAGTCCAATTGATTTAATGTCATCTGGGTTTGGTTCTCTCAACCAATCATTTTCTTCTAGGTCATATATTCCGTTTGACTCTGGCATTTCTCCCAAATTCTGAACATATAACTCAACTGGGTATCCCATTATCTGTAATCCACTATGCTCGTTGTTCCACTCGTTTTTCTTTGAGTCAAGATAATCCTTCACAAACTCAGTCTTCTCATCTATTTCATCGAAATCTACAATTAAATGTAAATCAATGTCAGAATATTGAGACCAATTGAAATTGCAGATAGAACCAGTTAATATAATACCACTTGGTTTAACCCATGTTAGGTTGACATACTCCCAGAAATCATCAGCTATATCCAATAACTTCAACCTTATTCTAGAGTTTAACGTTCCGTCAGGATTCCAAATATTAGGTACTAATTCATGTTTCTTCTTAAATGAAGATAGGTCAATTTCGGAACTATCTACTTCAAAATCAAAATTTTCTAGCACTTTTTCCTTATCATTTGACTCATAGAAATTATCTTGAGGCTTTATACCTTCCACAAAATAATAATATATATCATTCACTACCCTCTCTGCATTAGGTGAGCCATATTTTGTACTAAATAATGTTCTTGGATATGTCTGGTGAGATTCCTCACAAAAATCGACATATATTCCTCCTTCTTGCTGCCTAATCCATTGCTTTAATTCATACATCTGTTGTCTAGTAGGCTCTTTAATCAATTCAAACCCACCATTACTCAATCTAATATTTCCCAAAGCTATAAACTTGTCTGGTGTCATACCATCAATATTATTGATGTAAATGTGGTCATGGAAATAGATAATATCTCCATCTGTAAGAAGGTAAGCACTAGGACCACCAGTTTGTATTTTCTTTGCTATTCTGTTAACTTCATTCACATTATCAACATCAGACGGTGTTGTATCACGATATAGAATATCTTCAATCCTATACTGGTTTATACTAGGATTTGATAGCCTAGTAGCATTTGATTTATCCCTTTCAATTATATCATTGATTATACTTTGTGGGAAATAATCAAAAAGCTCTTCTACAGTCAAGTCAGCATATAATATGGTATTTCCGTCCATATCCATTGCTTCAACTTCATAATAAGGCTCAAAGTCTTCTATTTCGTCATCTTCATACCCCTCTTCACGAGCATTCTCGTGTGGGATGAACTCTATAGTGTTAATCGAATCTAAGCCTCCCCTAACAGATACATTATAAGCTTCGTTTACATGATAAAAATTACCACCTACAGGTGGATTGCTACCCTCATCACCGATTTCATATTCATCGACCTCTGGTGCAGCCTCCGTTAATTCAGAACAATAGTCATTATGACTAGCAATATTACTATCACTAGCCACAGTTTCTTTAAGCATCAATAATTTATCTTGATTTATTGTAACAGTCTTACTCATAAGTTAAATATTATTCATCACAATCATATGCCCACTGGTATGTACCCTTACCGCCACACTGACAAATCTGCTGTCTAAGGTCAGTATAGTTTGCACCGTTCTCACCAACAAACTGAGGAACTTCCTTGTACTTGTTAGCATCTTCAGTTGGAAGACCTTCTTGGTATCCAGTGATTTTCCAATCATTAGAAGAGAATGTCTTCATGCCCTTGTCAGCATAGCCATCCTTGTCTAATGCCTCGTTATACTTTTCAACATCAGTGTAAAGAAGCTGGTTATCCATATCATAACCATAACCCTCATACATATAATCCAATATATTAGTTACCATAATTTTTAAATATTTTATAAAGTTATTTCTCTATAAATATTAAGCAATAAAAAAAGGTACTGCGCAAACAGTACCTTTAATTCTAGAATATTGCAAAAAATCCATTTGAATTACCATTTTTGTCTTTTTCGCTTGCCAATTGTATAATATCAGACATCGGAACTTTCATTGTTAGGTCTTTGTGACCCCAATAACTTCTAGTGTATGGAATGAAATAATCTCTAGGTCTACTACTTACAGGCTTTTTATCGCCCAATTTCTCTTCTGCATATTTTCTCAAAACATCCCTTTTGATGTAAACAATTTGTGTGAAAGTTTTAAATGCAAGGTACTCTTCTTGACCATATAACCAGCCAGGAAGGCCAGGATTATTCTTAAACTCTAACCATTGGAATGTGTCATCATACTCTTTATTCTCATTCTGCCTAATACCTTTAACATCAATTCCAATTCTACCTTTCTTTGGCGAATCCCACCAGAAATCAACGTGCATTACCTTATCTTCATACTCAGTTGATTTCTCGACCTCACCTCCGAAGGTGTCTTTGGTTATCTGCATTACCTCAAGTTCGACTTTGCCATACAATTTTCTATATTCCTCTTGTCTTTGTTTTATATATCTTGATACAGCCATTATCCAACATTTAATGGATACTTAATAGGTGGGTCTGGATTATATTTCTCTAATACAAAGTCCTCAAATCTAAACTGGTCAATTGTACCCACTTTTCGGTTTATTGTAAGAGTTGGTAGGTCATTTCCTTTTCTCTTCAATTGCTCTTCAACACCTCCAAAATGATTCTCGTATATATGGCAATCACCAAGCGAACCAATCAATATATCTGGTTCCATATTAACGATATTTGCAATCATATATGTTAAAAAGGCATAACTTGCAATATTGAAAGGTAAACCACAGCATACATCAACGCTACGCTGCGTCCACATACAACTTAAACCATATACTGGTATTCTTTCTTTATCCAACTCTTTATTAAGTTCATCCTTATACTTTCTTGTAGTCCAAGGGCTAATTGCCTCGCCATAGATGTCAATATACTTATTAGTGCCATTTTCATTAAGAGGCTCGTTCTTATGCTTTTTTCTATAAGCTTCCCATCTTTCAAGTTCAGAAAGCTTTCTAGTGTAGAATTGCATCATAACGTGACAAGGTGGTAAGGCAACCTCTTCTAAGATGCTAGGATTATATGCAACGCAAAGCAATCTTCTATCATTAGGATTTGTTTTTAATGTCTTAATGATATTTTCAATCTGGTCAACAGTTTTATTTTTACCATCAAATTTACGCCATTGTTTTCCATAAACTGGTCCTAAGTCACCAAATCTATATATCTTACCACCATCAACCCTAATTTCTAGTCTTTCCAATACATGTATAAGGAATTCTTCTTTTGTTAATGTGAGAAGCCAGTGAATGTCATTCTTCTTTGCATCATTCCACATCCACCACTCAAAACTTACATCATTACCAACTTCATCGTCACCATCAGCAATAACAAAATTGTAATTTTTATGTTCAAAAGCTATTTCTTTTGTAACCCATTCTTTAAACCAACGAAAAGCGTCATCGTCCCAGATGTGTACATTGTTTTTTACAAGGTACTCGATGTTAGAGCTTCCATGACTGTTACAAGGTCTCTGTAAAAACCATAGTAACTCTTGTAATATACCCTTTGTAAACACTTTCTTGGTTGTTAGTAATGGGAATCCTTTCTTTAAATCTATCTTAAAATGTTTTCCAAATAAAGATTTTACCTTACCAGCTCTAGTTTCCTTTGGCTGTCCATGACTCATAATGTCATCTAGTAGGTATTGATACCCTCTATCAACTTCGTTAACTGCTTTGACTTCCATTTATTCCTCAGTATTTTCTTCGTTATTGATTGGTGCTGCTTCCTCTTGTACTTGTGGTTGAGGCTGATTTCTTAAGCTATCTATGTATTGCATGATGATTGGGCTATTTCCAATAAATTCACCCATATTAGATAGTTTGTGCTTATAGCAGTTAGGTGCTTCATCATCGTCAATCTCTTGCACCCATTTCTCGAAATTTTTATCAAGAGACTTGATAACATCTGGTTTTGCTCTTTTCCTAACTTGGTTTTCGATGAACTCTCCCCTTCTTTCCTTAGATGGGTAGAAAACATCGTAATCAACCCCATGCTCATTAAAGGTGTCTCTAATACCAGTGCTAGAATCAATAAACACAATATCGTAACTGTCTACATTATCCATTACTTTATTGTAGTACTCTTCTAGCAAGTCTTGGTTTGTTTTACCTTCTATATCTGTGGCTGGTATGTCGGCAATTGCATCGTAAATCTTAACCTTGTCACCATGAGTATTTTTCAAAAACTCTCTGCCACATCCTCTGAAACTACTTAAAATTATTCCCATACGCTGTAGTCAAAATTTTTCATATTAGCATAATCTTTAAAAAAATCTTCTCTAGCATTCTCAAACGCTAACTTCTGAATTTCGTTCATTTCTTTCTCGTTCATACTTATTTAACCTTTCTTCTAATCTAGTTAGTTTATAATCTTTTTCTTTTTCAAATTCTTCGTAGCCGAATAAATCAGCCATTTGCTCAACCATAATGGAAACATCTGCAAGCTCTGTTATAACATCATGTACTCCCACACGCCTACGGTCAAATTTTCCCATTGCAGCAAGCAATTCTCCAATCTCTTCGTTTAGCATCTTCACTTGAGCATCTGCGCCCCAGAGATTAAATGCTCTTTCAAAAAGGTTTATCTTCTTTGTTTTCTCCATCTTCTACAAAATTATTTCCATCGGTGTAAAGTTGTTTTCCAACAGCCTCAAGTGCTGAACATATTGTCTGGAAAGCAGCTTCTGTTAGTTTAACCTCTCTCTCGCATATAACATTATCCTTGTTATCTTTAATTGCGAATTTATCGCCATCGTATAATACGAATATACCATCTTCCATTCTAAATGTCAACTCCCCATCTAAAGTTGCAAGGTCGGCATTTTCCATTTTCTCATATTCATATCCCTTTGGTTTAATATACTCATTAAGTGCTTTACCTTGAGAGGAAGCATCACGGAATAACAAGTAATCTTGCGAATTTACATTTTTATATTCGTATTGAGTACCATTATTGAATACTACTTTAAGTGTTTTAAGCCTATTATCATAATCCAAACACTCTGAATACTTTATATTAGATGACTGATACCACGTTCTATCTACATCAATACCATCTTTATTTTTTGCATAAAAATTAAAAATTTTACTCATTGTTTATTGCTTTATAATTCATTATTAAATTCAAATTTATATCCTTTGTGCGTTTTTCTTTTTCCATTCCTCACCTTCTATAAATTCATTAAAATTACTATAATAAAGTTCATTCATAATCCCTAATTGCTTTACATATAGGAAATCTCAATTTACCTTTATCAGTTATTCCGAAATAAACAACTGTTGCCATTTTACCTATATATCCTTCCTTATTTTCTAGTATCTCTCTACACTTATCATCTGTAAAAGCAAGTGTGCATTCACACAGTTTGTCATTCTTCAATTTTATTGTGAAACTTTCTGCAATTGTCTGGTTTTTTCCAATATTTACGTCAACAATTTCAAATTCATCGTCTTGAAACTCCTTATACTTCAATAAATTCTTACTTCTTTTATGCTCGTAAGGTGCATCTGTCCTAATCATTGCACCCTCATAACCATCTTTTCTGAACATATCGAAATATTTGTCAACCTCTTCCCTAGAATTTACCTCAAATGTGGGAACTACCACCACATTATTCATATTAGATAGATTATCACTAATAAATTTTGACCTTTCAGAAAAACTCATATCATTATTTCCATCAAACCAAGCATCATATACATAATATTTTACTTTAAATTCAATTTCTTCCCTATCCTTATCGGTGAGTTTCTTTTTTCTGACTAGAGATACAATTTTATTAAAATCGTCATGCAAGTCATGATTGTATAATTCGCCATCCAAATGAAGATACTTATTAGACTCTAATAATTCTTTTAATTCATTCTCAATGTGCTTTGTGGTATTAAATGCCATATTATGTCTACTTAGAGCTTGAATCTCACCAGTATTACAAGATATGTTACATCTAATACCATCCAACTTAGGCTGAATGAATTTCATTTCTTTTTTATAGTTTCCATCAAATTTCTTAGCTAGCATTGGTGGGTCAAATATAAGCTCTTGTAATTCCTCTAAACTCATTACAAACCCCTCACGGTCTCTCTTCTTCTTCCAAACTGAAGAGGCTTCCAATACCGCTTGCTGTTCACTTGTAGTCTCATTTGAACGACCAACATTCTTTGCCTCGCAATACGTTCTATCTGACGTTTGCAGAACTCCATCGACCTTTCCGAATTCAGTCCAATAGTAGTTACTTTCCACTAGGATTGTCCAACGATTAATGGCTCCAGTGGCTGTCTGTTTATACAAAGTTGGAAATTCCATATTATTATCATTATTATTTTATTGCAAAGATATATAAAAAATGTTAAAAAACAAAATAATTTATTACTAAATTTCTTGAAAATGTCTGGTGGAGTGTTATATTTTAAACGTAATTAAATTGAAAATTATGAGTAAATTTAGAGAAGAGGATTACACATTAGAGTTTAACGAGGTGATGGACTACATGACATCTACCTTGTACAATGAGTTTCCTACTGATGTACTAACATTAGAATATCTCATATTAGCGATTCTTGATAATCGAAACTGTCATGCTAATATGATTCTCGATAATTGTCTAATGTCAGAAAACATTGAGGAACTTAGGAAAATATATGTTTCTGTGTTAGATAAACACATGAAGCCACAACTGAAAGGTGATAAATTGGTATTCAATGACGATTTAATAAAGGCAATGGATTGCGCAAAAGCTGAAGCTGAGAAGCTGAACTGCTCACCAATTGGAACTGAACACATTCTATTGGCTATATTAAATAAAGATAATGGGTTTGCAGAAACAGAGGTTTTTGAAAAATTTAGATTGGAATACCACTTCATTTTCAATAAATGCGATGTAAAGCCACAAGAGAAAAAACAAGAAAATGAATTGAAGCCAAAAAAATTGCAAGCGAAGAAAATAAGTAAGAAAAACAACGATATTCCATTGAAAAGTCAAGTTAATACTAAAATCATATCTACTAGTTCATCAAATGAGTTTGTGGAGCAATATACAACGAGTCTCAATAAACTAGCCGCAAATGGGCAAATTGATGAGATTGTAGGAAGAAAACAAGAAATCAATGAAATAATAAAAGTACTATCTAGGAGAAAGAAAAATAATGCGGTGTTGGTTGGTGAAGGTGGCTGTGGTAAAACTGCAATCGTATATGGCATTGCCAATTTGATTGTCAATGGAGACGTTCCTGACGTTCTAGATGGTAAAGAAATTGTAATGCTTAACCCAATGGCTCTCGTTAGTGGAACACACTTCAGAGGGATGTTTGAGGAAAGAATTGATGGACTTTTCAAAGAATTGAAGAAAAGTGACAAATATATCCTATTCATTGATGACATTCATACTGTATTGAGAGGTGGTAGCAAGGAAAAAGATACTGATATTAGTGGCATGATTGGCGAAGCGTTATCTGAAGGAACTATCAAGATAATCGGAGCGACAACATTTAAGGATTACAGAAACACGATTGAAAGTAATTCTTCATTATCTAGAAAGCTACAGAAGATTATTATTGACCCAACAACAAACGCAGAGGCGGTTGAGATTCTAGAAAACAATAAAAAATACTACGAAGATTACCATAACGTTGTATTCACCGAAAAGGCTATTAAAAAGGCTGTTGACTTGGCAGAAAGATATATCACAGATAGAACATTGCCTGATTCAGCATTCGACATTATTGATTTAGCTGGAGCAAATACATCACTAATGGATAGAGAGCCTATTGAGATTCAAAACCTCAAGAAGAGACTTAGAGGAATTGAGGAAGAAAAGGATGCGGCACTTAACAGTGGTGATTTTGAAAAGATTGATTCTCTCAATGCAGAACAGAATGTATTGAATGCAGATATTGCAGACTATAAAAGAAGCAATAATAAAGATATTGAGGCAATTGAAATCAATGAAGATGATATTTCAAATGTAGTATCTGAAATTACAAAGATTCCAGTTAGCAAGCTTTCGTCTTCAGAAAAAGCTAAAATTGCACACATTGACGATACACTGAAGAAAAGTATTATTGGTCAAGATGAAGCCATCGACAGTGTATGTAGAGTTATCAAGAGAAACAAGGTTGGACTTGGTGACAAGACGAAGACAATGGCAAACATTTTAATGGTGGGACCAACTGGTAGTGGTAAAACACTTATCGCTAAAAAACTTGCGGAAGAAATCTTTGGTGATGAGAAAGCACTTATCAGAATTGATATGTCTGAGTATTCAGAGAAAAATTCAGTTTCAAAGTTAACTGGTGCTGCGCCAGGTTACGTTGGATATGAAAACGGTGGACAGCTTACAGAGGCAATCAAGCATAAGCAGCATTGTGTTCTTCTTTTGGATGAGATTGAAAAGGCAGACCAAGAGGTTTACAACGTATTCCTTCAGTTATTCGATGAGGGAAGACTTACAGACAGCGCAGGTCAAGTTGTTAACTTTAAGAATGTAATTGTGCTTATGACATCTAACATAGGAGCTAGGAAAGCTTATGAACTTGGAAATGGACTTGGATTCGTAAGTAATGAAGATACAAACAAGAAATCAATTATTGATAAGGAATTAAAAAGAAAGTTTACTCCAGAGTTTATTAATAGAATAGACCAAATAGTATATTTCAATAGTTTAACAGATGATAATTTAAAGAATATTGTTAAATTAGAAATTAATAAGTTTAATAATAGACTTAATAATATAGAGTATAATATAGAATATACTGATGACGTAGTAAACTATATACATGCAGAGGCAATTAAGAAGAAGGAACTTGGAGCAAGACCTATTATAAGGCTCATCCAAACAAACATTGAAGACAAGATAACGGAACTCATGCTTACAAACGATTATAAACCAAAATATGTGTTCCACGCATCTTGCGAAGGTGATGAGATAGTAATTAAGTAACTCTTTAATTCTCATAATTTCAAATATTTTATAGTTAAACTGAGGGGGAAAGCGATTTATCTGAAATAAACTTTCCCCTAATTTTTAAGAAAATAAGCAAAAATATCTTAATTTTTTTTGATAATTTAAAAAAAATTTATATCTTTGCATTCGTAAATCTAAAAAGTATGCAAATAGATTTATGTAACAAGTTAATAGATAATGATTTATCTCGTAAAGACTTGTTAGAACGAGTTGAAATACATAAAACTTCGATATATGATTTAGAAAATATATGCAAAACATTAGCAAAAGCATTTGATTTAAAGTCTCCTTTGATTGTATTGCATCAATTGATTAATTCAAATGCAATATTAAGCGAATCTATAAAATTAGTCGATAAATACACAAATGAAATATATGGTTTACTAATATTTACAGAATACCCAATACAAGTTGGTTCTCCAATACAAATGAAAGAGAAAGAAATATCCCAATCATTAGAAGGGTATAAACAAATAAACGGTCACTCATTTGTCATTGACGAACGCTTGAGAAATTGTGGTTTAGATAAAAAAATGCTATATTTCAATACCGATTTTCTTATTAAAAATTATGATTTCATTTGGATTGGTGTTGAAGAATCGTTAAGGTCTAAATCCTATTGGGAAAGATTAGGGTTTACAAAGGTATTCGAAATACCAGAGGCGGTATTTTATCTTATGCCATTGAGCAAAAAGATGATTAACGAATATTTATAATAAATGGTAAGTTTGTTATGAAAACGATTATATTGTCTGAAAATGGATATAGAAAAATAAATAATACAATAATCGAAGAGTCCTACAGTGATAAAATTGAACTAGTTAAAAAATATCTAGATAACAATTTTATGAGAGCCACTTTTGAAAAGGATGGAGAAAATGTAGGAATCTTCGTGAAATTGAGTAATCATCTTCCAACTGAGAAATCTTATTGGAAGCAAGACGTATTAGATATATTAGACAAAGAATTTAATAATACAATAACTGATAAAAAAGAAAGATACGGATTTCTAAGCCAATTATTAGATGATTGGTATAATAACAAAATTAGTAAGTATGGAAGTCTGTCGGCATACAATTTTTAACTAAGAGGATGTAGTGACGTAACTCGCTCTCACATATCGTCACCAATCGAATACATAGCATACTATGATTCGAGCCTCACGTAAATTTTTAAATGATGAGAAAAAAAGCAATTTTAATTTTAATGTGCATTGTATTATGTACATGGTTAAGCAGTCTTCTAGCTTTATCTATGCCAAACAAGTATAACGATAAAATAGAAGAAAAAATTACCTTGATTGATTCAATTGTGAAACCATCATCGGTTAGAACAATGGATAGCATTAAGGACAAACTGATAAAGGAAGTGGAAGATTATATATTCGGAAACTTTCCAAAAACTCACAAGACGATTCCAAGGTCAATCGTTGAGAACGGACTTGAGAAAGACGTGGACATAATGTTCATGATGGCTCAGACACAAATTGAAACTCACTTCGGAACAGTAGGAGCTGGCCGTGAAACCTCAAGACGTTCATTATTTGGAGTGGCGAAAAGAAGGTATTCAAACTATGACGAAGCAATTATGGATTACATAGCCATTCTGAAGAAAAGTTATTTGACAAGAGGTAGAACCGAACACCATCTTATGAGAAACTACACAACCTATAGCGGAAACAGATACGCATCGAATCCAAACTATGAGGTGGAACTAAGAGGGACTTATTCGGACATTAACAAAAGGACAAAAATTAAACTACTTCAAGACAGATACAAAAAGAATAAGAAAGAAAATTAATTGTTATGATGATATAATGGGGGCAAGAGAGCCTCCATTTTTTATTTTATTAACATTTCATATTTGCCAAATATAATTTTTATCTATATATTTGCATTATGGATGCAAAACAATGGGAAAGGTTAGCCTTTCCCTATCTTATATCTGTTTATTCTTTCACTTCCATTCGCTAAACTATCATAGTTTTTAACACCACCATTAATTCTAGACTGCCTTGGGAACTCTTTAAAATTCCTTGCAGCATTTGGAGTATTAAGCCACTTGTTAGTTATGTTATCTTGACCTTTTCCTTCAATGCTATCTAGACTTTCACTATCTGAATCCACTTTATTACCCATTCTATCTGACATCATAGAGCGCATGGTGGAACCAGTGATATTACGAACCATTGGGTCGTTCATCTGAGAATATATTGAAGCCATTCCTAGGTCATTGACGTTCTGGTTTGAATCCAATTCAATATCCATCAAATCTTTTGGGTACTTGTCAAAAGCACCTTCTTGGATAACTCTTCTCACTGAAGCTTCTATTATTTTACGTAAATCGCTTTCTGTCAATCTTATAATCTGTTTCATAATAAAAATCCCTATTAATGGTAGGGGAATTCCTAAATCTCTTTGGAAAAACTCTAAATATACTATAAATACTTGATAAATCGAAAATAAACATATATCTTTGCAATAGTTATTAAAAAACAATTTGCGTATGAAAAAGATTATTAGTATTTTGGCGGCATTGATAATGTGTTTCACATTATCTTCTTGTGTAACAGAAGCACAAGCTCAAGTAGATGGAGTTTATGATGGCAATGTTGACATTAGCTTGGTTATTACCTATGGTACACCTTATTATAATGCAGAAGGTTTACTGTTGTACTATATCTATCGTGATATGTACTATTATCCTTTCTATGACAATGGTTGGTACTTTAGGTATTATTCTAGACCATTACCTCCTAGGTATTATAGACCTGTTCCTAGGGATTTCTATAATCATCATAGGCCGCACCATCCGCATCATCACGTGACACCTCCAAATAGAGGCCATCATAATACTAGACCAAATGGAGGAGGTACACATACACAACCTAATACACATAGGAACGATATGATGCATTATGG